TCTCAAGTCAATGTAAACACCACCTTGCTCTGCATATGTTGAATCTGTTTTATTTGAATGTGATAATAATAAATCAGCATAATCACATATAATCAAATCTGGTTTATTATCAGCAGCAATCATCTTATCAATGTGTTGCGCAATCTTTTTTGAGGATACTCCTTTTGGTGGAAAGTACTTAATCATTAACTTACCTTTTAATCCTCTAATTTTTTCTTCTACTATATCTCGCTTCTCTTTTATATCAGCTGATGGTATATGTGAGAACACTGTATCGTATCTTGCTCCTACATAGTGCTCAGATAGCTCCATTGAGTAGTGAACAACACTTAACCCCTGTCTTACCGCAGATGCTCCTAAAGCAGTTAGAATCCAAGTTTTACCAACACCCGATGGTGCTACTACAACTCCTAATTCACCTGGTCCTAATCCCCCATCCATTAAATCATTTATAGGTGACCAATCTGAAGGAACTGTTGAACGTTTAACATCTTCCATACGAGATATGAAATCATCCTTATAATCATGTCCTAAATCGGTTTCAGTACCAACCTTCATAGCTTTATCTACTAAATCTTTGATTCTATCAAAGTTTCCTGCTTTTAGTAAATCAACTGATTGAAGGATTACTTGTTTAAGATTTTGGTTTCTACAAAATGCGGTGAACTCTTTTTTAATGTAATCTAAATCTACATTACCAATCTGAGTATAAACATGTCTAAGTTGCTCAACAACTGTAGTTTTTAGAATATCATTATCTAATTTAGAAAGTTTAACTTTGAAAACATCCATAGTAGGTGGTTTTCTAAACTCTTCATTATAATCAACGATTTCATCAACAATCCATTTGTTTGCTTCTGATTCAAAAAACTTTGGTGATAATATCTCAGAAAGTTTTTCTAAGAACTTACCATCAGTAAGTAATGCTGATACTACCTTTGATTGAAATGAATTACCAAATTTTGATAAATTATCTATCTCCTGCATTTATAACTTTTATATTTTAACAAATATACGAAAAATATTTGATATTTCCAAATATTTATACCTTTAATTTTAATTTTGTGATTTGTTTTTTCTCTGTTCCGTACTTCTCACAAACATACTTAATATGTTCTCTCCCTTCTCTACTGTTGTAAAGTATTTCTAAATACTCATTTGCTTCTTTTTTAGAACATTGATAATCTTTAACCATTAGTTCTACTAACCAATCTTCATACTTATCTGTTTTCTTACCCTTAACATACCTGAGATAATGTCTACCTTTTGGTAAAATACCAATGTATGCTAAATACAATGCTTTGGGTGGAAGTGATTGTGTATAAGGTTGTAACTCAGCTATCAAATCAATCCAATCAGGATTCATAGAAAGAAATCTGTGAATCATATAATTAGACCAACTCTTCATATCTGCTTCTTCTAATGTATCAAAGTACTTTGGATTCTGTTCGTTTGTGATTGCCTTTATGTGGTCAAATAATGATTTAGCCATTTTTCTTATCTAACTTTTTAACTTCATCAGGTAATAAATCTTCATTAACTGCTCCACACTCACCACATAGATAAACCTCTATTGGTATCATTACATCTTGTGGTGTACCTGCTGCTAATCTTGATATTGTTCTAAACTTTGCTCCATTTATAAATACATCATAACCACAATGTTTACACACTATTGGTTTAGAAGTATTCATATCTAACTTGGGTTGTTGAGGTGGTTGCGTTCCTACACCACCTGCTCCTATAATTTTTGCCATCTATTTATTAATTGTTGATAAAATGTTTAGTATTGTAGCCATAAAGGGTATTTCCTTATCGACTGCTAAAGCATCTCTATGTTGACCTTCTGCTAATACCAAAATAACTCCACTTACTTTACCTGAAGCATATTCATCTACTTTATCATAGAGAAGTGAATACATCTCAGTAAAATCTTGCACTTTGGAATCAGCTACAGTTTGTCTGATTTTCATATATTTGTTTCTACTATCATCTGATTCTTTTAAGATATCCACTATCTTAGTTTTAAAATCAGAATCTAATAAATCATTCTTTGAAAGTTTTAACACTCCTTTAACAGAATTCAATTGGCAAGTATTTATAACTTTTCTAATATCAGGATAAGATGAATCTATGATTGGAACTAAATCCTTTACATCATAATTTACATTCTCTGATTTTAGAATCTTATCTAATTGTACTGCCACCTCTTTTTTAGATGGTGGTACGATTTGAAAGGTTTGACATCTACTTTGGATTGGGTCAATAATCTTCTCAACATAATTACAGGTCAAAATAAACCTACAATGTTTAGAGAATGTCTCCATTAGATTTCTAAGTATCGCTTGTGCGTTTGGTGTCATATAATCAAACTCATCTAAGATGATAATCTTATACTTTTTGAAACCTTGCGATGATGCAAAGTTCTTAACTTTATTTCTAACTGTATCTACATTGTTTTCATCAGATGCGTTTATAACCATATAATCACATTCTATAGATTTAACAATAAGTTTAGCTAAAGTTGTTTTACCAGTACCAGCTCTACCAAATAGTAAAAGGTGAGGTACATCCTCTGATTCTATATAACCACTTACTTTTTCTTTTAGATGTTCGTTACCAACGTAATCATCTAATTTTATTGGTCTGTACTTTTCAACCCAAAGTGAGTTGTCAACCATTTCTTCTTTTTGTTCGAAAAAACTCATATTATCTTCCTACTTCTTTTAAATAATTTTCTTTCATAGTATCCCAATTCATACCAATAGCATCTATATAATACAAATGCTCTGGCTTCAATCGATTGGAATCGTGTAACTTAGTATATCTTTTAATGGCTTGTCTTTTCCACCATTTATTAATGTAATCAACACCATCTTCAAATTTCTTCTTCATCTTTAAATCTTTTTCTTCAATTTCTGAACGAAGAAACTCAGGTCCGTTTTCATACATCATAGCAAGATACACTCCTCTTTTAAATCCATGATGATAACTGGATTGTTTAATACCACACTCTTTAAAGATTTGTCCTAAAATCTTTTGTTTGATACCACTAACAGGTCCGTTTCTTTCATAACCCATACTCTTACCATTTCTTTCTCTCTCTTCGGTAATGTGTTTCTTATACCAATCTTCTCTGTTTTCTTTCAACCATTGGTGCCACGGGTCATAGAACTCATCATCTGGTTTGATTGATATCTTTCCAGCTGATTCACCTAAAGTTTTAAAATGTGGGATACCATTATACTGAGAATGAATACCATACAAAGAAGTTGTACCAACTGCTATAAGAGTTTGTCCATATTTCTTTTTCCAATATTCTCTAACCTCAGGTACAGTGGTCATCATAGCGGTAAGTTTACCTCCTAAGAAATTGAATCCTAAAGGTTGTGTACAAACAATCGTAGATGCGATAGTTGTAAAGTTTAGTTTACCTTTTTTGAATTTATCATCCTTAGTCCAGCCAATATATTTATCTCTTACACCCATTGATGTTACATCAGATGCAAGTGATACCATCCCCAAAAGTTTACCACTCTTTTTATCCTTAATAAATAACTTAACATTTCGACCAGGATTAGCTGTCCAACTCATTGTATGAATCATTCTTCTAAGATGAGTCCACTTTGTAGCTTCATTCTTATCTTCAACGATTTCAACATAAGGTTCTAATTCCTCAATCTCTTTGATTGTAAGTTCTTTATTGTTGATATCTGTAGGTCTCCACTGCCAATCGTAGTAAGATGCTATTGTAGATTTATCTCTAAGCATAGAATCTCCTTGCAACTCTACCCACTTTTTGTACAGAGTTTGTTCCTCTACAGACATCTGCATGAGGTAATCCATATTATCAATGAGTTTTTTCTTCTCATCTTCAAATACGAATTGAGGTTTAGCTGGTTCTGTATCCCAAAAACTCATTATTTAATCTCTACCAAATAATAGTTAGAAGTATAATCACCATCTTCAAATCCTACATGCGCTAATCCTTTAGATGAAATTTTAAGTGATGATTTGTTTGAACCTTTGTTTGCAGTTAATATTTCTTTTAGATATTTAGCTGAGAATGCTATTGGTTCGATATCATTATCACAACTACAATTTACAGAAATAGAAATTCTGTTTGAATTAATTGATGAATAACCTAAGATGATTTCTCCTTTGTTATTCTTACAAGTGAATGTAAATGTATCCGCATCTGCCAATGCTCCCTTAGACTTGATGTATTTGTTAATAAACTCATCATCTAATGTAATGTTAGCATCAAATGGAGGAAGTTCTTTTAAATCAGGTACCGCTGGTATAACAGATGGTGCAGCTAACATATACTGAACCTTAGTTCCCTTATCACTAAATCTAAGAGCGCCTGTTGTTTCTTCTATCTTAACTGATGAATCTAATACACTTAACAATCCTTTCAACTGAGAAGTGGTATAGATACCAAACTCACCTGATGGGAAATCTTTTTCAGTTACAGTAACATCACCCAATAGAGTTTTGTCATCTGAAATCATTTTAACCGATACTGAATCATCGGTTGAAGTTAACATTACAGATTCAACCTCTCCACCGAGATTGTATCTACTAATAAAACCATTTAGTTTTTGTTTTTCCATAATTATCCTTTTACTAATTTTAAATTTATACTAATATACGAAAAATTTTTCACATTTCCAAATTAAAAAGCAAAAAACTTTTCAGCTGTTTTGGTTGAGGATAAAACTTCACCCCAATCCATTGCGTTGTAGAAATCTTCTAATTTCTTTAGAAGTTCTCTTTCAAAGATTTTATCATAATCAATGTATGTATTGACTAATTCCATAATTTCTTTTGGGTCATCATAACCTTTGAATGCTACTCCATCTAATCCCATTGGATTTTGTTTCAAATAAACCCATTTTACTTTATCACCATTTTTCATAGGTTCATATTTCATCTCACATTTAAAATGAGATAATAATTGATTAAAAGC